GTGAGTCAATTTAATTGCTCATTCCCCTCTGTGGTTGTGGTTAATCCGAAGAGTTACAGCGGAACACCCCCTGCCTGCTCACCCATGCCTTTACCGAACACCCTGCAAGGAAAATCGGCTCGGCTGTGAGTTATGCGCGTTGCATAATTGCGAGTCAGGCGCTTCGCTGTAACCCCTCAAATTGTTATTACTTGATAGCTTTGAAAGCCTCAAATCTAAGAAGCTCGGCTTTAACTTTATTAAGCGCCCTGCCTACCGTGTTTGTCACGCCGCCTAACCACTCTCTCTCGGCCTGTGCTGGCGTTATACCCTCGATGATAACGTGCTGCACCGCCTCTGAAACTAGCCCCGATACTCTGGCGCTTTTACAAGCCATGTCGAGCTTGCGGCGCATTATGGATTTTTGCTTATCGTTCATACTGTCGCCCTAAAGTTGTTTGGGTTGCCCCTTTGCTTGAGTACATAATAGCAAGTCACCGCTATATGTAAAGCGTATTATAGCTATTTAATTAAATTAATTTATCATCTGACGGGAAAGGCACAAAGACTCCGAACCTAGTCGAGAGGAAACGCGCCACAACTTCATAAACCTTTGTTATCTGGTCGCTGTTTAACCCTGCTGTAGACTCGCCTAGCCCCATCGCCGCTTGAACCTCTCGCCATATATGAATCTTTACTGTTTCGCTGCTCCACGGTATATCAGGCCGCTTCGTAAGTACTTTACGCATATCAAGCCCAGCATCATTAAGCTGGTCAGCCAATAGCGTAAAGTATTTATGTATTGCGGCGTTTTGTGCGTTGGTTCTTTTGCGCTTGGTTTTCTGAATTGTCACTGTGACATCGGTGCTATTCATAATTAGATTAATAGCGTGTTGTCTGGCTATTTCGTTATCAATCACTAGCGTTTGAGTTTTCATGCGACTTTTAAACAAGTGGCCGTGAACTCAGTATATTTGTAATGCTCAATATTACCCTCTCTAAGCCCCTCCTGATGTATCTGGACGCAAGTTGGCGCTATTTCCTCGAAGGTTGTCCAAGCCTCAAACTCGCCGCTAGATCGCTGCTCTGTCCTGTCTGGATAAACGAAAACCACGGACACGTCAATGTGCCAGAATAGCCGCTGTTTTTTAACTATAAGGTCGTGAACCCTGTCAAAGATTTCCTGCGACATTAGCCGGTAAATTGGGTTTTTGTGATTCGTTTTATGCTCAAAAACATCCGCCCTATCTAAATCTCTGGACCTATCTTTCCAATTTATGATTAAACCTTTAACGGGCGTTAATAATGGTTTTTTGCGCTTCACACATCACCCCCAAGCGTCCAATGGGCTATTACCGAAGGCTGGCCATACTTATCAATAACATTAACAGGCCGCTTTTCAATATTAACACCACGTCTTTTTAGCTCTGATATTCTCGCCGGTGATTCCCAGATGCCAAGCTCATCTAAACCGATTCGGCGTGTCAATGTTTTACCTGTTTTCAGGTAGGCTAATATTCTTTTGCATTGACTCATAAGTCACCGCCCAGCAATTCAGGGTTTTCGTGTATATTGCCGAGAATAGCGCCAATATCATTTTCATATTGCGCCTCGTACAACTCTATAAACGGGAACTCGGCGTGATAATTTCCGTACCCTGCAAGGTAAACAACATCGCCCTCGTATATTTCAACGCCGTTTATATCTTTTAACCCTGTGTATTGATACGCCTCGTAGTATTTACTACCTTTAAGCGCCTCTTGTAGCACTGAGAAAAACCACGATGTTTTCGGGATTAAATAGTGTTTATCAATCGTGTTCCAAACTTTAAATTTAATATCTCTCATACCTTACCCCTCAATCGCTTATTTTCGAGCCTGCCCATTTGCGTCAACTTAAACCCAAAATTGCCATCCTGCCCCATGCCGTCGACTTGCCTGATTAAATCAGTACGGTTTTTCTTTGCGTCCTCTCTGTACTCAAGAGAATTAAAAGCTTGTACCAACTTTATGTGACTAATGCCGTAAAGCCTTGATTCAAGCTCGATGTCGTTCACAGATTTAACTTTGTCGGGCCATTTGCCCAGGTATAGAATTATAAATTTCTCGGCCTTATTCATTATTCCCCCCTCTTATGTGCTGCTATTATCTAACCCTGCTGATTAACAGGGTAGTGAACTTTGGTTATACCGTTAAGCCGTAGGTATTCCATTTGGTTATGTCTCTAGCATCGCCCTAATATCAGCAATGCCAGCCTTTGCCGCTTTACGTCTACCGCTTACCCATTCACCCCGCAATGTTAAAACCGCCTTTTGGGTTATATGAGCCTGACTGGTCAACATCTTGCGGCCTGTAATTGTCTAGGTTTCCAATACTCATGTGAGCAAAGTCGGCGTGTAGGTAATCAACACCACCCTCACCACCTCGGAATTTAGCCGTGTTGACCTGCAAAATGCCTTTGTTATCAGTGTCGGGAAAGTAATATTCTTCTCTGAATAGAAATTGAATTATGTCGGCGTCCTGCTCAATACTTCCTGAATCTCTCAAGTGTTGCATCATTGGCTTTTTGTCTGGTGTTTGCTCAACTGATCGGTTTAGCTGGCAGAGCGCCATTACTGGACATTTAAGCTCCTTTGATAAAGCTTTAAGCCCTCCCGTAATGCTCGCCATTTCTCGCTCGCGTGAATGCCCATCACCAACAGCAATCGATATGTGATCAATTACAATAAGGTCAACCGGTGACTTTCTGTGTACCTTGCGGCTGTAAGCTTTGATCTGGTTTATATGGATTGATGGCGTATCAATGATTTTTAATTTTGAGTTGTTTATCTTACCAACCGCTGCTTGCAGGTTTGGCGTGTAGTTCTCAAACAGACTGGCATCCCTTATTTTACTGTAAGGTATACGCCCAACACTTGCCGCCATACGCTCAATTACCTCACACGATGGCATTTCCAAACTAAAGAATAAAACATTCTTACCCTCGACTATTGCGGCATTCTGAGCAACTTGAACACCATAAACTGATTTACCCATAGCTGGACGCCCAGCGACAACTATCAACGCTCCAGCTCGCAACCCATCAAGCCTATCATCAACGTCCTTAAAGCCAGTGGCCAATCCGCCAAGTTTCCCGCTATTTCTTGACTCGAATCTATCCTCTAGGTTTTTTATCATCTCCTTGGCGGCCTGCTTTGCGCTCTGTATGGCGCAGTCACCTTTAGCTAGGTCAATAGCTGTTATCTTGGCTTGCGCTGCCTCTGCCGCCTCCTGTGGAGTCTCAGCCATACCGACAGCCTCGCCAGCCTCGCCTATTGCCGAGTCGATAGCTCTGAATTGCGCTCTATCGCGTACAACAGTGGCATAAGCTTTATGGTTGGCAGAGCTTGAGGTGTTCTGTGCAAGCTCGACAGCATAGGCAACATCATCAGGGAAGCCATCAGCCAAGCCCATACAAATACTAAGCTCGTCAGCACTGCCGACCTTTTCCCTTAATTCTTGCGCCTTTCTCAAAATGCGCTGGTGTTGCGGCGAAGTAAAGTCGTCAATGCTCGCAATATCTAAAACGTCATCAAGCGTCTCAGAGTTTACAATTACAGCGCCGACCGCCGCCTGTTCTGCGTGTAGATTAATTCTGTTTATCATTGGTGATACTGCCCCTCAATTACTTTCACAAAGTTACTAGCGTTAATCAGCCATTCAAAATCGGCAGACCATACACGATCACCAGAAGTCCTGCCCATTAGAAAATCACTACTGCCAACATACCCAAAGAACTCAGCCCACCGCTCGACAGTTTGCATTGTTGATGTTTCTTTCCAGCGAGACTTGAGCCACTTCTTCCGCTTCTCGGTCATCACTTGAACTTTAGGTAGTGCCGGTAGCTTCTCATGGTAGGAATCTAATATTTTCTGATAAGGCACCTGAGAGTTGTCGTCAGCGAAAGCTGGTGACGTAAGTGTTTTATTACTCTTATCTACTCTACTCTTATCTAGTCCGCTTTCTGTCACACTTTCTTGCGGACACTTATCGGATGAATTGCGTGACTTCCGCTTCCTTTCGGCGTCTTTTGCTCGTTTTTTAGCCGATTCGCCAAGGTGGCGCTCAAAGTTGGGTATCTCACCATCACCAAGCCAGCCTACACGCTTCATAGCATCCGCAAAACCTTGTGACATAGTTACGCGGTCAATAAGGACATTTGTCACACTTTTTATGTGACCATTATCGGAATTGCTATCCATCCAAGCCCAAACCCTAATCAGTTTTCCTAAAATAGCATCAGGGTCTACACCTAAAATCTCTGCCATTTCAAATACTTCTGGCTTGTCTGGTGTGCTTTTTTCTATCTTTATCCAAAAATCTGCCATTAGTTTTCCACCATCAAAAGCTTTAATCTTTCCAGCTCCCTAACACCTTTAGGCTCTATGGAGTAAATAGACGCCGGTCGTCCTATTGCTGGCACTCTGTATTTTGCGGCCATTTTGTCCTCCAACCATTTGGCCATTGCCTGCCTATAATCTGAACCTCTACTTTTAAAAAGGTCATAAAGCTCTGTTGAAGTCTTTGGGCCATCAGACAAAGCCAGTAAAGCCTTATATTTCATTGGGTCTGTAATCATCTTACCACCTCCTTTATGTTTATTTAACCCACATATTATAGGTAAAAAAAGGCCATGTCAAAGGCCCGTTTTTATTTGATTATTGTTGTATCAACTTTATTTGCTCAACCTGCCCTCTACCCAGTCGCTACCCTCTGGCATTTGGTTTAATACATGCTCAACAGCCACACAGGGAAGTTCTGCGCCGCTCTCAAGCGCTATCTCACTATCAAGGTGGAACTCACCGTCAAGCGTGAACCTACTAGTTGATGCGTAAATCAGTGCGGTTTCGCCATTATCTACAATATAGAATAGGCCGTCCGATTGCTGCGATTTGCTTGATAGGTAAAATGCTTGCCCCGACTTAATAAGCAGCTCGGATAATTTAAAGTCTGTCATTATTTCTATGCTCATAATTTCCCCTTTTTTTCAGTGTAAACCAAAACAAATACAACCTAAATAAGAAACTTATTGATTGGCCTGTAACGGCCTTTAATGGATTGAAAATAATTTACTTGCGCCAATCACAATCAATCCCGCCGTTGTAAAAATAAACAGCGCATCTTGTTCCGTCCTCAAGCCTAACCGTGGTTATTGTGTCGTAATTCCACAAGTGACGCTGCCCCATAATCCTGCCTTTACTCTCGACAATTATAGGTTTTCCGCGCTTTTGTATCTCTTGATCACTCTCTTTGGCTGTGCAAGCCGACAAAGTTACCGCTAATAATATTAATATAATGCCTTTCATTTCTTACCCCTTTTTAATACAACACTCACACATTAGATCGCCGTTAACTTCTTGCAGCTCTGCTATGTCGAATTGATTATCACAACCCACGCAAGTCTCTATGTCGTCCCAGTCGATATTATTCATTATTTGCCCTCGCTGCTCATTACAATTGATACTTGCTGCCCAATGGTAAAAGTATGCGACCGTGTAACGCCGAAAAACTCCACTGCGCCGCCGTTAGCCTTGAATGCTGCCCGTTGTGCTGCCAGCTCGATAGTAGCTAGCCTTGATGCTTTGGCGGCCTGCTCAATACTGTTAAATTTGCGCCTACTCACTTCGCTACCTTTTTGCAGTATTCCAATTCATCGCGCAATCGTTTGCAGGCTTTGCCGATTGTGCCTGTTCTGCGACCCCAGACTTGTTTCTCAGCAGCGTAGAAAGTTAAGCCTTCAAGTATTACCAGTCGGCAAGCAAGCTCTGTGCCTGCCTTTAGATTAAGCCTGTCAGACATTGTTAAAATCTGCGTTATTGTCATGTTATTCCCCGTTGTGATTGTGGGGCCGTAGCCCCGAAGGTTTTAACAATCGACGGTAATGTTTACGCGATTGCAGGTGTCAAACATTGCTATGTCCAGCTGCTCTTGCGTTATTCCCAGCTCTAAGTATTCTTCAAAATCCCTCGCTGTTAGTTTTTTTAGTTTTGAAAGATAAAATTTTCCAAAGACCTCCTCTACTAAATAAGCTGTTGCAAGCACGGCATTGTTAAGCGCTTTCTGATTAAAGCCTTTCATAATATTCTCTCTGTTGTTTGTTTCAGTAAGTTAATTATAGGCAATGTTTCATGCGCTTGCAAGCGGTTTCGTGCGCTTATGTGAAATTAATTTATTACTCAAATTACAGACACAAAAAAACCCAGTTTTTTAGGCTGGGCTTAGTTGCAGCAACACGACAGAGGGGAAGCTTTGCTATGCGTTATTCTAATTATGTTTTATCCGCGTTGCAAATAATAAAAATATCAGCCTCTACCGGCGTCATTGTCGGTAGCCCTGATCGTTCGCGCCTATTGTTCTCCATCAGTATGGCCCAGTTGATGTCTGCCTGTCGCCAGTTTCGGGGCTTGATAGGTGACACACCTTTGCCGCCGTGGGTTTTGTTGTCTGCGTGACTCATTTGGTTAGCTCCTCATATTTTTCCAGCCAGTATTTAGCGTGAGCGGTACGAGCAGCATGAGCAGCAGCAGCATCGGCGGTATGTTGTTCACCCCAGTGCTTAGTGTTATCGGCGCGAGCAGCATAAGAGGCAGCATTAGCAACCGCAGTAGAAACCGCAGCAGCAACCGCAGCAGCAGTATCAGCACGTTCTAACTCTTCTGCGCTAACTGATTTAGGATCGGCCAGCCATTTTTTAACTAGTTCTATGTGCAGGTTTTTCATTTGGTTGTGTCCGTTAGGTTTTCCAGCTCTTGTATTTGTCGATCTAAATACCATCTAGCTTTATTCAGGTCTTCAAGCCCGTTTTTTCTCTTATACCTCGATACATACTTAATGACATTAGCTATACACCATGTGAAATCACCCTCATTGGCCATAATGTAGTCGAGAGGTGATAACTTCATATCAACGTAGTGGCTCGGCTCTACTGGATTCGATTCACTCATTTTCCGGTACTCCCAAATCCGCCAGCACCGCGAACACTGTCGCCAAGTTCATCAACTAGCATAATGTCAGGTGTTTCATGCCTTCTAAATACTAGCTGTGCTATACGGTCGCCAGATTTGATAATAAATGTGCTGTCGCTGTGATTAATTAGCACCACTTTTACCTCGCCTCGGTAATCTGAATCAATAACACCCGCCAGTGTGTCGATGCCATGTTTTACGGCCAGCCCTGATCTTGGGCGAATCTCGGCATAATAACCCGCAGGCATTTCCATCGCCCAACCTGTTGATACAGCGATTCGGCCACCGCCTATCACATAGCCTGACTGATCGGCGTATATGTCATACCCTGCCGCGCCTGAGCTGCTACGCTCGGGGATTAATGTTGTAGCTGATAACATTTTAAACTTAACAGGGTTCATTCTGATTGCTCCTTTGCTTTTGTGAGTGGTGGATATACAAGCCGCGACAAATCATCAGCACATTGACCGTCATATTTACGACAGCCTGTGTGAAAATCTATTTGCTGATCGTTGAGTAAGCCTTGCATATCACCAAGGGCTTGTTTTGCCGCTTCTATGATTTCGCTATTCTTGGCATTCAACTCTGCCAGCTCTTTTTCTAACTCAGCAAAATCCTCATAGCTAATAACCCGATCAAGTACGCGCCCATTCCACTCTTCTATATCACCTACCCCATATTTATCGCTCACTGTCTTGCTTCTTTGCTTGTGTGAGTAAGTTTTTGGCGTATCCGATTAAGTAATGGTCTGTTATTTCTGCCTCCATAATCGTGTCATACTGGATTTTCGGGATAGAAGCCTTCAGTTCTGCCAGCTCTTTTTGAAGCTCTTTAATGCGCGCCGTCATTATGTCGCCTGCTACTAAGTTATTCATTTTCTCAGCTCCTTTTTTAAGTAAGCCTTCATAGCGTCCCTGTGTTGCTGTGCGTAAGTTATGCCCCGCTGCTTTAGTAGTTCGTCCATCTGCACTCTCTGCCCTATATAGGGTTTGTATGGTGCTAGTTTTCTTGTGTCGCTCATTGCGTTCTCCCGTTTAGTTTTACGAATCATAGCACAAATAAATATTCTAGCAATACCTTGACCATATCGAATTTAAGGCTTAATATTCACACATCGACAACCGAGGGGAAGAAAATGATTGATTTACAGAATAACGATGCAACACACGGCGACGAGACATACAAAGAGCATTTCACCACCGAGGCATTCAGCGAGGCTAAAGAACAAATATTTAACAGCCTGAGCAATGGCGACGAGGATATAAAGGCGATAGCTATTGATTCACTGATTCAAAACGAGGATTTCTGGAATGCTATTTTTAACATCGGCACAGGTGAAAAGATCAACTGCCAGCGTGATATAAAAACCGGTGATTTTGCAGAGATCAAAGTGGCTGTTCTTACCTCTGTATCCTCCGAGATCGGCAAGGTCGCAGGGGAATTGTCGTGAAACTTCATAAATTCCACTTTCAGGGGCGTGATTTAGTTATGCGCCACTACACCGTTCAACAGGCGAAAGCATTGGCTGAGCAATGGATGCAAGCACAGGTGAAGAAATGAATACATCAGAGTTTTTACAGGGCGCGAATGATTGCATTATGGGTGTTGAGCATAAAGCGGGAAAAGGCGCTGATTATGACGCGGGCTACTCTTCCCAACATCAGCACGAACAAAACTTAACAGCATTAACAGAGGGTAAATCGTGAGTGATAATATGACTTTATGGGATTCTGTTAATAAGACCGACCCAAGCCATACAAAAACCGTCAACCAGCGAGGCGGTTTTACCGCTATTGATGCCCACTATCAAATACAGGCAGCGACAAAGCAGTTTGGACCTGTTGGTATAGGGTGGGGTTATGATTGCGAGTACATATTTCAAGGCCCTGTAGTTATCTGCCTTGTCACCTTGTGGCACGGTGATCGCATTAATAAGTTTGGCCCTTTTGCTGGATGCGCGGATATGTCGAGCAAGCGCTTAGATACTGACGCGCCTAAAAAATCAATGACTGACGGCTTAACAAAAGCGATAAGCCATCTGGGGTTTAACGCTGATGTATTTCTTGGCAAATTTGACGACAATAAATACGTTGAGGAGATGAAAGCAGAGTTTGCCGAGCCGGTAGTTTATGAGGTTGACGACATTGCTAAAGACTGGATTGGCGCTGTAAGAACCGACTCGGCATTTTTAAATCAGATAAAAGATGTCGATTATCGCGCATTCATTAAAGAACAGGCAGGGGTTTAATTATGTTTCAGGTAGCATTTGTATTTTTATGTTTGGCGGCCTGGGTTACTCATGTGATCATTTGCCTGAGTACAGCCGCGTGGGGTTTCTTGGTCTCTGGTGCAATATTGTTTCCTATTGCGATAATCCACGGCTTTATGATTTGGATGGGGTTCGCATAATGGCTTCATTATATGAGCTAACTGATGAGCTAACAGCAGCACAGCGATGCTTGACCGAGATGCTGGGCAATGAGGTTATCACTGAGGCAGAATATGACGATAGCCTCGCCGCCGTGCTAGATCAACACAAAGTTAAAACCGTTGGTGTTATTGCTCACATTAAGAATCTGGCAGCAAATGAGACTACGTATAAAACCGAGGCCGACAAGCTTATAAGGCGCGCCAAGGCAGCGCGTAAGTGCCGAGAATTCTACACTGGCTATCTGCTCAATCAGATGGCTAAACTTCAGCACAGCGAAGCTGGCGAGGGCTTGCATACTGCGAAGATAAAGAAGGGGTCAAAGCATTGTGAAATCAGTGGCGATTTGGCCGAAAAGTGGCTTGTGACTAAAACCACAACCGCGCCGGATAAGACCGCAATCACTCGTGCTATTAAAGCCGGTGAAACAATCGAGGGTGCCGCGTTAGTTGCTGGCCCTGACACATTAAAAATTAACTAAAACAGAGAGCATTAGAATATGAGTAAAATCGGATTAAGTTTAAAAATCAACACATCGCAAATTGATATGAATCGACTATTCAACGGGGCAAAAGGTAATTATCTGGATTGCACGATATTTGTCGACCTTGCTGAGCTTGATCAATACGGCAATAGCGGCATGATCACCCAAGACGTAAAAAAGGAAGAAAAAGAGCAGGGCGTTAAAGGTAATATTCTGGGTAACGGCAAAGTCTTCTGGGTTGAAGGCGGCCAAGCTCCACAGCAGGCAGGCCAAGCACCAACTCAGGGCTTCCAGCAAGCGCCACCACAACAGCAAGCGCCGCAGCAATTCGCGCCACAGCAGCCACCACAAACGCCGCAAGGTCTTACAAATAACAGCTTAACTCAGCAAGCCCAGCAAGCCACACATCAGCCGCAAGCATTCGCACCTCAGCAGATGCAACAGATGCCAACACTGGCACAACAGGCAGCACAGCACCCGCAAGCACAGCAGTTTGACGACGACATACCTTTTAATAATCCGCGATAATAAGCGGGATATAAAAAAAGGGGCTGCAATAGCCCCTTATCTTTAACGCTACTGTCCCTTGACCCTTATTGTCACATCTTTTGTGTCTGTCTTTCCATTTCTTGACGCTGTAACCCTTATTACCCAGCTTGTGTCCCAGCTACCTCCCCCAGTATTGACGCCTGACGTTTGCTTTATACGAAAACCATTCGCCGTCTTGTCAATAATGGATGTTGTAGCCGACTGATACACGCTACCAGATAAAACCGCAAAGCTAACGGAGGGAACACCAACACCCGCGCCGGTTACGGTGTAATCGCCATAAGCTACACCTTGCTCACTACCCGTAAGGGGCATCTCAGCGAATATTGAACTTGTCCCCCCAAGAATAAGATTTGAATACTGGTAAGTGTGGACATTAGAAACGGCAAAGTAAGCTGTGCGGGCAACCGACCCAGTTGAATCAACAACCTTTATTCTATACTGTGAGCTGTATGTTATAGAGCTGTCAGAGTTTGTTGTTCTGTATTCAAATGTTCTTGAGTCTGCGCCCTGAGCCCCCTCGATAACAGTAAAATCAGTATAGCCTGGCCGCTTCTCCGTGGTTATAGTGTAAGGAGATGAGCCGCCCGAGACGGTGCAAGTTATTGAGTCGGTTGTTGCTGTGCACGGCTCATTTGCGCCGGTACACGAACCGTTTGGGGTCGGATCTCCTGAGATTGTAAGCGTCATATCTGTATATGCCGAAGCCCCAACAAGGTCACTTAGATATAGCTCGCCGCTTTGCGGAACGCCATTATTGACCGAGGTGTCTGGCACATACGAACCGCCGCGATAAAATGCCGAAAGCTTGGCTGATGCTGGTGCGCTAAATTCATCTTGAACCTCGCTTAATCTTGGGTTACTTGGTACTGGCATCACTCAATCCCAAAATCGTCGGCTATTATTTCAGAGTCTACAACCAGCTTTCCGTTAACGATGCTTAAGCTAACGCCGCCGATCTGTATGCCGTTTGTAAAGTTTGGTGTATTGCCTAGCTGTGCTAAATCGCTGCCTTTTAAATTTTCGCCAGTGTCATCTGGTATATAGTTGGCAGAAACCCAATCACTAGAGCCAGCGCTTGGCTGGTTGCCTAAATTGTTGTTTGTTAAGCTCTGATAATAGTTGCCGTCAAATAAGACAACATCCGGTATATTGTATGTGATCGTATCATTCCAGCCTGAACCGTAACCTTCCGAAAACTCAGAACCTACATTGTCACGCTCCCAAACCTGACCCGTTGAAGGCTCGCTTAACCGTGTTCGATAAGAGCCAAGCAAATAGGTATCAGGGAGCCGTCCATCAGCATTTAATAGCACAGGGTTTGAGGCTGGTATCGTCAGCTCAGCGTCAAGATAGGTATCTTTGGGCGTAACTGAGCCAATTTCATAAAAGTACATTTCACCCGAAACTATTGGGTCGCCTGCGCTATTAAGATATTGTGGTACTGGGTTTATAAATCTGGGCATTCTATTTGGCCTTTTGTTTGTTTAATTCACGCAAGATTTGTATTTTTTTATTGAAGCTTGGCTGTCTCATTTTTGCCAACTTGCCAACACCAGCATCAGCGGCCACCGCAGCCATTGCCGCAGGCTCTAAGGCTCCAACTAGGCCAGCGCTACCTCGGTTTGCTCTCTCGATACCACCCTGAAATGAGTTTGATTTTGTCAGACCGAACAAATCTTCCAGCTGCGTTGACATGTAATTCAAATGAAAAACGTCATCAGTCGGCTTCTTCCCGTACTTTCCTAGAGTCGAGTTTGTTTGTTCTATCAAACCCCTTATTGCTGCTGATGATGTGGCGTTTGAATCAAGCCGCCTACCAATTAATCCCAGTTTTTCAGAAGAAATAGGGCTATTGAAATCCACATCTTTACCTGCCAGCTTTTGCCAATCTTCCTTAATCTCGATGGTGTCGGCAAATGTCTCGTTGGATTTTTTATAAGTCTGGGATGTTGAGTCTAAAACCTCATCTATACCAGAGGATAATTGTTTTAAAGCCCTTTCTGAGTCGCCTGTTATTTTATCTTTGCCGCCAACGTCATAGTCAAGATTACCCCTAATTTCTCTCTTCAAGTCGTGAGCGTTTAAAAAGCTAGGGTTTGTGTTCAGCAGATCATTAACCAGCACAGTCATGTCCTTCTGGTTTCCGCCCTTAAACTTTGACCGAGAAAAATCTGGTGTTATCCATCCGTCGTCACCTCTTGAAAAGGTTACGCCAAACTCCCTTAATTTATTTTCAAACTGCCTTATTGGTGCGGAAATATCAACATTCTTGTTTTCTAGTGATTCTGCAATCTTTCCTATTTGCTCGCTAGCCTTAGCGTTTATATCCTTTACTGATTGCGCTCTAGCGGAAATAGCTTGTCCAACTCTATTGCTTATTGGGTTTGAACCCTTAAACATCGGTTCATTATTGCCCCGCTTAACATCATTAAGCATGTCATTAAATATTTTCTTTGAGCCTGTAGACATGTTTTCCATAACAGCCACTGCGCCCTTGACCCTATCCTTATTTATCACGCGGCTTAACTGGTTTACCGCCGACTTGGATGCCGGACTCCTTGTGAGGTTTCCATTCTCATCAAGCACCTTTGTTACTAGGTCTATTTGCGGGTTGCCCTTTCTTATCTCATCAGCAATTAATTTTTTAGACTCTTTGGCGTATCGCCTAGAATCTACAATCTTGTTTTTAGTGCCACCCACAACATTTTTAATTGCGCTGGTAGCTGGTAACATCGAAGCAATAGCGACAGGCACGACATCAACAAGCGTTGCTAGTGCCGGACTACCTGTGGCCTCTAGTGCTCTACCACTCAAATCGTCCACGCCTAAAGGTTTGGTTACATTCTCTGTGACAAACTTACCAACATCAGAGGCAGCGCCGCCAATACCCTGCATTGCTCTTTTTGTCTCTGCCATTCTAGGCTTATAAGCCATACCCCTGACAGTTTCTACAGTTCTAGCACCCGCGCCCTCATCAGCGAAAGGGTTCAGGGCTGCCAATCCACCAGCAATGCCGGCGACAGGCTCCGCTGCGAAACCACTAGCAACAGTACCCGCAAGCTCTAACCCTGATAGCATCTCGCGGCCAAATGATGGCTCTGCTACCATAGGAGCCATATTATTATCGCCAGCATTGCCACCTGTACCCATTCCACCATCATCTTTGCCCCCATCAAACTGAGAAAATATATCAATTAGCTCTTGCTCTGTTGGTGGTGAGTCACCTTCTAGCTCTAGCGTTTGCCCAGTCTTAGGGTCTGTCACTTCATATACAGGCATTATTTAGCCCTCACATTAAATCGCCCAACCTGACTATCCGGCTGTGTTGTTGCTGATAGTTCGCCACCCAAAATATCAACTTCCGATTTTTTAGATTTTATATTTCTGTACTGCTGCGAAATATAAGCATCCAAAGCTATTATCTTTTGCTCTGGCGTTGCATCTACTTCGCCAAGAGTCGCCTCTAGCTTTGCACCTTCTGTCTCTGTAAACGCCGCTCCAAATGTAGATTTAAGCAGTGGTAAAATCTGATTCGAGACAATAGATTGAAAGCCAGTCCTAGCATTCGCTCCCTTAGTTGACCCAAAGCCTGACTGTTTTACCGCATAATCCCAAGCCTTGCCGCCAACAGTGTTGGTTGCTATTGGTGCTAAAGCTTTCAATTCACTGACAGACTCAAGCACAAACGGCAAGGCCGACTCTAGTTTAGCTAGATCAGTGAAGGTTTCGCCCTTCGCTTTCGCTAATGCTTCGGCCTGGTTTATTTTAGTTATGAGTTCGCTCTCAAGATTAATTTTGCCCTGTATTTTACCCTCAACTTTTGCCTGCTCCTCATCCCTTAGTTGGTCAGGTGTCACTCTATCTTTTTTGATTGTGTAAATGCCGACAAGTTGACCATATTCTTGCTTCTTCTTCCTTTCTTGCTCGGTGCTTTCTGGCATAGCTTCAAACTGCGCCCACTCTTGCTGTCTGCTTGTCGCGCCCTGCTGCCCACCTTTAAGGCTATCTATTGAGCTAACAAAGCTAGACAGAGAAGCCAGCGCCTCCTTGTCTTTACCTTCTGACAGCAATCGCTCAATATTTTCCGTTTGCGAATTGTCAAATACGCCCATTTGCCGCTGGTAACGCAACCTATTCCTGACAAGCGCCAGGGTATCTTGCGTTCGACCTTCTGTCAGCAAGTTTAGACCCTGTTTTGCGTCAATATACATTCGCTCCAAAGCACTCTTGTCACGAACTCCAAGCGCCTCCTGTATCTTTAGGGCAGCAGTTGCATCTAAGTCGGAAAGGTCGCCCATAGCCCCCTCGCTGCCCTGTATCGCCATTCCAGACAATTCGCTTATCTTTTCCTGCCTGTCGCGTTCCTGTCGCTTAAAAGCCGTTTCTTGGCCCCGCTCAAACGCTCCCATAATGTCTGGGGTTTTCTGCCTAAGTATTGCCTGTGCGACTGCTTGTGAAATAGCCATGTTATTACCTTAAAACTGAATTTGTGGGGTTGGGCTGTAATTAAGGTTACCGCTACCAGCTGGGCTAAAGTTTACGTTTGTCCGCCCTGTTTGTGTTGGTATGTATGTCGGCGTTGTCTGTGTCGGCGTTGGGCTAAAAAAGTTAGCTGCGCTTGTGATATTGCTAGGCGTGAAAACCTGACCTGCTAGGTTAGCGATAGAGCTAGCGTTATCAGCCGACCGCTGTGCTGATGCTATGCCGCGTAAGCCTGAGATTTCAGCCTGCGTCTGAATAGATTCGACAGCAGGGCCAGCTAGACCAAAGCCAACATTAGCAATCTGACCACCAAGCCCAGCTTGTAATGCCGATTGCCTAGCCAGCTCAGATTCACGATTGCGAGAAATATCACCAATTAACTGACGATCAATGCCCGCCAATTGCTCTAATTGCTCTATTCGATTAGCCACACGATTGGTTTGCTGTTGTCCTGCAAGCTGCCCAGATGCCAACATAGTTGAACCTGCGCCAAGCTCACCACCGGCCGCCGCCCTGCGTTGCATTCCCACCCTTTCACGCCTGTCAGCCTCTACTTGTGCCGCACTAACTGGAATACCGGCAATGGCCGCCTGTTGAGCGTCAGCGCCACTTGCGCCCAATAGAGCAGACTGCTCTTCTAACGCTTGCGGGTTAAGGAACTGAGAAAGCGAGTCTTCTACGTTAGCCTGCGAACCTCTTGAGAAGTTAAGAGCTGAATCTGTGCCAGCCCTTAATATATCCTCTGCTACAGGCTGGGATTGCTTGATAATATCATCAATGTTCTGAGCGTTAGCCCTTTGATTAGGTGTTGAGCCGTAATCTATGCCGTTAAAGGTTCCCGCACTTGCTGGGCCAAGCTGTGCCTGTTGCCCCAATCTTGGCCCGTTAGATGCTCCCGCCCCAGTGTAACCAGCTGCTCCATCATAAACATCAGGGCCGCCAACCGCATATCTTGATCTGTTGTTTAACCCTAAATCAATAGCCATAAATTACCCCAAGTATTTACCGGCAAGCTGTGCAAGCTGCTCAGCGTTTTGTGTTTTAAGTCGATTACCTGCAAAGTCTGATAATAGCCTAGCTTCACCTGCACCCTGAATCATATTTGCCGCCGGTGTCGCAGCACCAACCAGCGAAGAGGCCCGACCAGACGCCTGCTGTGTTGCTAGGTCGCCCATTCTTGCTGCGCCTCTTGATTCGATGTTAGCAATATCACCAGCCGCTAAAACGCCCATTCGTCCCATGTCAGCCAAGCCGCCGCTAAATTGACGCCCCGCAAGCTCACCTGTAAAACCTGCCTGCCTTAACAGCTCAGCTTGAACGGGGTCGCTAACGCCTTGCCCTGTAGGCACACCCATGGAGCCACCCATTGCAGTGTCGCCAATAATGCGAGATAGAGCCGCTTGGCTGTTAGGTTGCCCGCCTAGAATGTCAGCAGATGATTTATTAAAAGCAGAGCGCCCAAGGTCAGCCGTTCGCTGTAATGGCTGGATAGCCTGCTCTGGTATCTGCCCAGCCGTTTCCGCCGCTTCCATAGCCGCCTCGCGCACAAGTCTCTCACCCTCGATACCCTGCTGCTGTAGGAATTGTGCCGACTCAATAGCCGCACCCTCTTGTCCAGCCGCCGCTTTCTTGGCCGCGCTCTCTTGTTTCTTGGCTTGGCTTCTTTGCGATACTACCGAACCCACACCGACGGCAACACTCGCCACCGCCGCCGCTGTTGCTATACCCATAACTAAAACACCTTTAAATAAGTTCGTTCTGCTGGTTTATAGCCCATTTTATCATAAATCTTAGCCACCTTTTCTGGCTCGCTCGACTCCAATAGCATCATAGACCACATTTTAACACCCGCCTCAATAGCTAGATTTTCAGCAAATTTAAGCAGCTTTAAACCCGCCGAAGTTTTGCGGTGATCAGGCTCTACCCACCACGCCAACTCAGCGCCAACCAAATAGCTATGGTTCATCATTAAGGGAGCCTTAACACCTGCAACCATTCCAACAACTAAGCCGTCAATCTGGGCAACACTTAGCAATCCATGCTCAATACATAGCTCAAATGATGCCGCTGTTGATATTGGGCAAAACTCAATACCCAAAAGCCCATAAGCTATTTTATGAAAATCTTCCGCCATCTCTACACAGCGCGAAACGTCAGCGCTTGAACCTTTACGGATTAGCATTAAAAAACGTCACCAGCACAAGTCTGGCGTCCTTTGTTGTTTTGCCGAAGCCGCCTATAGGTTCTGACCTGTGCATTCTGTCAGACTCAAATATAACAGCCCTGTTTGGTTTCATTTCGGCTATATCATCAATAAACCATTTGCTTTGATCTTTATGGTCGTTTTTCCAGATAATAAACTGCTCATCATCTACTGGGCCAAACTTCATGCCCTCCTCAATATGGCTCACAAAGGAAGTGCCGCCCTGACAATCCTCTAGCCTATTAAGGTAAATCATCATACTGTAATCAGACATGCTTGTGTCGTTGTGAGCTTCATGTGGTGCAAAAACCCCCTCCTGACTTATCCGCATAAACTGAAAGTTTATTTCAACATCCCCAAAGTATAAATCAAGCCTAGATTTTATATTATCAGATACAGATTTAGGCACGTCAGCAGATACACCTGAGTAAAAAATGTCATCAACAGGCGATTTAACGCCGCTAAAAATATGACTATCCAAACTATCCCGAAACGACTCAAAGCCGCTCAGGAAGTTGTCAATTATGACCTCTTCACCCATCCCGTTTTTCCTGTTCCTGATTCTTTGATATAAATACCCTCGCCAACTGGCGCGGAGCTATCAATATAAATTGATTGCGGACCCTCAGATAATACACTTTCTGGCGTACCTGTTCCAATAGTGGGGTTTAATGCGTTTAATAGCTCGACAGCTACCGCCGCGAATCTCTGAAAGTCCTCTGTTGCCTTGCCTGACTCGTCCACTATTGGGTATCTGAAATCAGGAGCAACCGCTATAAAATCAGCCAACTATGTCAGCCTCCAGTTTGATAAATACAGGCTTTACAGGCTCGGAAAACACGAACCGTAAAACTCTCGACCTAGGGAAACTATTTACTCTACGCCAAATAACACGGCGATTATACTCACCCACCTTGCCCAAGCTTCTAAAACGGCCATTGCCAAACGACCTAGACCCATCATCTGAGTACTCCATCATCATCATAGGGTCTTGACCAACATCAACAGTTGAAGCGCCCCCAAGAATAACAGGTACGCCACCAGAAACACCCACACCGGTTTCCATTACCGCCTCAACAGAGGATAAAAATACCCTGTTGCCTAAATTATCAAACGGCTTTGTGGTAACGACTCTTCTAATAATCGTTTCGTACTCGGTATATAGATTGTTCCTGATTGCTCCAATCCTGCCATCAAGGTTATCGCCAACAATAGTGCGACCATAGGCGGTAATAATTGCCGCAACACGATAGGGAATGTCCTTTTTGTTTATGTAACTTAATCGCTCGTGCCATAGGCCAGTGATAGATTCGTAAACAAAACAGGTATCAGGCAATTGGAAGCCAACAAAGAAAGCGCCGTCTTTAGCATAAGACCAACTGTAAACATCAACCAGCTGAGCCGCCGTTAATTCATTTAGCACATTATCAATAGCTGTGGTGCTGATTTTTTTAAACCCGTTACCAGTAAAGGCATAAATTGAAGGTGATTCGTTGACGCCAGCACCCACAAAAGCGAAGGTATCACCGAAATCAATAATAGAATTAGGCGCTGAAATGCCTGTGGTATAAAGCGTTTTATTGTAAGTCTGGAATGGTGAAGGTGTACGGCCAATATTAACAAAAACCTGAGTGGTTTCTGAGCCAAGCATAAACAACCGACCGCCAAAGCTGTGACCCGCTCTAATCTGGTCGGGGTCGCCCTCTGCCACCGAGAAATCCAAAGCATCATAGGCAACACCAGTACCGTTTCCCGCGCCTCTACCGTCATTTAAGGGCGAATTGATAAACTTCTTACCCGTTGAAGTGGTAAATACAAAGAAACCATCAATATAAACAACAGAGTCAGCAGGGCCGTCGAATGATGGGTCTGTAATAGTGTAAAAGGCACCATCTGATTCATCCCAAATGTACGAAAGGCCATCTGGCACAACTACGCACACCTGATTACCATTATCGGCCATTGATACCCGACCACCGCCCGAAATAACGCCAAGAACCACGGCGGTAAATGTTTCTATACCCTCCGAATCTATCGAGCTAATAAGCTTTCTAAGCTCATCACCAACAACGAAATATGGAACCGAAGCACTCACAATAGCACCGCGTGTTGTTTTAACTGGCGACCCGCCAACCAACTGCTCAATGCCTGGCGTACCAAATAAATTGGCATTTGTTATAGTGTCGCCCTGTGGGATGTTTGGGTACCAATTGATACACCGTTGCGCCGATATTGGCAAAGATGCGGATTGGTAAAATCCGTTAGCTATTGGTATTTGAGTCTTAGGCATCTGGCTTGGTAACTCCAGCAGGATAAAATGGGTCTACGCTAAACCCTGTGGCGGTATTACCTGAACCCATCGGTAAAGTTGTCTGATAAGTTGTGCTTTGAATCTCATACGCCGCATTAAGCATATACCGATAAGACTCTGTGGCATTCCTATCGAGTAGCGGAGAAACTAAGCCCCCAAACTCTGGCCCCAACCTAACCGCTAGATTTTGCTTAACAGCCTGATTAGCATAAGCCGGAATAGTTACCTCATCACCTAGAGTTGCCACTGGCGTATAACCCAAACCTATGCCGTTGCTTTCCCATTCGGCCATCATGTCATTAAGGTACTCAACACCAGACGCGAACTCGTCAGCCTCTAGTGCTACCTCTGAGCCTTGAACTAAAATTAGTTGTAGAGCTGTTTTTATTACTTGCGCTGCTGTTGACATTCTTCAACCGCCTTTTTTGCTTTGCTTTTAACGTGCTCCATGCTTCCGCGTAAATCTATTTTTACGCCGTGAACATCGTTTAAATGAGACTTTAGCGCCTCTTTACTTGTTATAGAGTCAATAGTCTGGTCGATACCCATCTCCACCTCAATAACATTAACAATCTTTTGCCCTTCACGCTCCCATTTATGCAACTCAGCATAAGCAATAGAGGCAGGCGTTTCGTTCGTTGTAATTGTTGACCCGCAAGGTCGTAACCATGTAATCATTTCAGTACCCCTTAACGAACAAAGGGAGCCGAAGCCCCCCATGATTTAGTTAGGCTTTATTAGCCGTGTCCGTGTCCAGCCCAGAACTGGTTCATCGCACAGTAAGCAGGGCGGAAGTCGATACGAACGATTTGCTTGTTGGCATCACCGTCTGCGTACTTACTGACGCGCATCTGCAAGCCATCGCTAGTAGTGCCAATGGTATCAGTGCTGAACAGCTTCTTAATTGGTACAGAGCCGATAGAGAAAGCGTCTTTATGCCAGAACATATTAGGCTGAATAATTGAACTTGCGGCTGCAAGCAATGCAACAACATCACCAGATACTAAGGCGCTATCAACAGTATTGTAAGCACCGTTAGCTTCAAAAACAGCTGGGCCTGAGATGGTCAAAGTACCACCACCGGAACCGTCCAGCGTTACATCTTCGGTAACAACGGCAGTAAACAAAATCTGATTACCCAAATCGTCCAAGATTGGGCGGCGAGTAGACAGATTCAGACGGTTGCGACCTGCAACACTAACTCGCTCACCAGCTTTAACTTCAAGGTTAGCTTGGAAGCCTGAAACAGCTAATTGCTGAGTATAACTATCCTTAACAGAGGTATAGGTCTGTACTGGAGCAGATGCTAAAGCACCTGTGCGAGTAGCGCCTGCGCCTGTGGTATAGCTGCCCATAGTGGTAGCAGTCATAACACGCATACCAGCGAAGTTATCGGTGATGGTGGCGCGTTCGTTGGCTGTCATCATGCCTGTCTCGCCGCCAAGTGAGCGCTGATCGCTTGCTAGCTTGCGCTGGCTGTAAGAGTTCACGCCATAGCACCACGGGCCAGCTGGAACACCAGTTGACTGTAGAACAGCACCAGCTTCGGCCACTGCGTCCCAAGTGCCCACACCGCTGCCAACAGTACCAGCCTGAAGCGCCGCGTTCTTCATCATAAAGTCAGCGAAATCTAACTCAAGATCGGTAACGATACGAAGCGCCATTGCATCGTAAAATTCCTGCTCATCGTTGCCCATTTCAAGAGACTGCACCGCCTCGTCGAAATCAACATCAACGGTAATGTAGTCCTGAACTTCACCAACCGCTTCGCCGCGAATAATGTCCGAGCGAACACCACCGGAAATATCGCCGTTTGCACTACGCTTGCTCTTGTAATCAGTTGGGCGCTTAAAGCGAGTAGTTGAACCGGTGGTAGGGTCAAACTTACCGTCAAGCTTCTGAGTGTTTACGTTTTTGGACAGAACACGCTGAGATTCAAAAGAACCTAAAACGCCTTTAGCCAGTTTTTTAGTAAAGTTGCTATCAAAATTGTTAGCCATGATTTAATGCTCCGAGTTATTCAAAAGTGGCACCCTTTAATAAGGGGTTGCCTGATTGGTGGCCTGGCGCACCGTTCGCCGTTTTTGGCGGAACTGGTGCTTTAGTCATCTTTTTACTAGGTTTAACAGCATTGCGAACTCTGGATTGAATAGCCGCGCCCTGTTGATAAGGGTTCATGCCTGCTAATTCGATAGTTAGATCAGGGTTTTTAGATAAGTAATCCATGATTACTGCCCCGTCCTCCTCACCGACCAGCATAGCAATAGCATCTTTGGGCAAGCCTAAGTTGCTGATGGTTTGTGCCGACTCAAGAATAGAGTCCTCACTAATACCAGCATCAACACCCGCCGCCATAAATATCGCCTGCTTTTCGTTCCATGCGCTTTGCTGCTTAATTTGCGCCGCCTGTTGAGCCTGCAATTCTTGCGCGTGATTATGTTCTGCAATCGCCGCACGTCTTGCATTTTCAATTAAGACACTTTCACGCCGCTGCCTCTTTGCTTCAAAGTCATCATCAAACTGATCGGGCAATGCTGGGACATCAGCTAGAGCCGTAGACTCCGCCAACTTATTTCCCTCAAGTTCATCAAGTCGCTTTTGCAACGCCTCGGCTCTCTCTTGGGCTTCCTTCATCTGTCGATGCTTGCTGTTGATAGCCTTCTTTACGTTAGCGGTATGCTCCAGCTTTTTTTCTTGCTCTGGCGCAATATCAGGTGATGAATCTGAGGCTGTATCATTTTCAAGTTCACCCTGTTCACTCTCTTGATGCTCTGCCGATTCTTCTGGCAAATCATGCGATTCAGCGTCTAGGGTAATATCATTTTCAACAACTGGGCTTTCGGCCACTTCCATCTCTTCGCTCATAAATAACACTCTTGATAACTCGCGAATTGTGTCGCGTACACTTGTAACTGTTATGTTATAACTTAATACCTAATAGGGCAAATGACAGGCATAAAAAACCCCAATTAAGGGGTTTGATTCAATCCGTCAAGCTAGGCGGCCACTTACTTATGCCAGAACACCCCTTTCATAATATCGTCAGCGTTCTTAACCTGCTTATGAATTGCCAGCTTGTAAGTCTCAATAACCTCGCCATTGCTGCGCCTCTCTTCGATTATTACACCCTCTTCACGCGCTGCCTTTAATACCTCTGCCCGTTTGTGGGTTAGGTCGCTGGATTTATAGGTTTTCATTAGCATTGACTCCATACTGACAGCTCTCTACCCTTTGGCTGAGAACATATAAGCTTGCCGTTCTCGTCAAATAAGAATTTAGAGCCTTCTGGTGTGGTTGCCAAAGTCTCATAAGTACTGCCCTTGCCTCTCATTATTCCCGTCACCATACGAACGCCGCTAAACCTCAACACCTTTAGGTACGCCTTAGCTCCCATAACTGATTTATTCTTTTGGGTTGATTGCGTGCCAGCATGTCCAAATTCCTGAACACCTAAACCGTTAGTGGCGCTACCTTGGCTCTCTATTGCGCTTGGCTGGTTCCGTATAGGCTCGCGCTTATACCCGTTAAGCTCCACCTGTAACCTGTTCGCCCTAGTTGTAGCCCTGATTGCAGCAACACAAAAAGAGGCAGCCATCCCCAGTGCTAGATAAAATACAAAGCCCATAACATTCCCCTCATTAAAATTAGTTTTAATACTATGGCAAAATTAAGGGGCCATTACAACCCCTTTAATTAGAGCTGATTCTGCTCATCTTCGCCGCCTAGGAATTGATAGCCTAAGCCTACACCGCCCACACTTTTCAATAACCCGCTTTTGCCTATGTCAGCGGGGTCAAACGCTGCGTTGACTGAGCGAATGTTTGCAGGGTCGAAAACTAACCTATGGGTGGCTGGCACATCTACCCTGCCCACTGCGTCATCAAGGTTTGCAATCTCCACGCCATCAAACCCTTCGCTTTTGGCTTTGCGTATAAAGTCATTAATGTTGTTTTCCGCATAGCTAAATGACTCACCTTTGGCGTCCATTTTTTTTAATTTGCCCCTTGATGAAAGTGGCATAATGTTTTGTCCCCTTTTTCTGTCGTCATAAAAGTCTGACTCTAAAGTCTCGGCCTCATTTGTTAGCTTGTCATATAAATCCCAGTCGCCCCTATCACCTGCCGCGTCTGCCTGCCTGACCTTGCCCTCGACCTTGGCGTCTGTGGCTGCATAGTTAGCGTAAGAATTGGCTGTTATTTCTGGGTCATCTGTCAACCATGTCCCTTGTTTGGCGCTCTCTGATAAAGTGGCAGTGCCAGCCTTGCTGGGGTCAAAAGCCTCTATGTCCGAACCTGTACCGTGATACCACCCACTTTCATGCCCCTGCTCTTTAGCCCTAGCCATGCGGCTGTCATAATCCATAGATATGCCGCGCTTCTCTAGCTCCTCAATAGCCTTAGCCTTCACGCCCGCAAAGATACCGCGTTGCTTGTTGCCTACCCCACCGCTACCTATATCGCCAAACTCTAACTGCTGGCCCAGCTTGCCTGACTTGCTTAACTGGTTGACGCCTTTCAAGCCTAATAGCTCAAGTGCTGCCGTTGGTGCTGAGTATGCCGCCGCTGCCAATGCCGGACTTCCTGTCTTGTCGTAGACGTAATCACCAGCACCACTAGCTGCATAATCCATTGCCTCACCTATTGGGGCCATCGCCTCACCAATAGCAGCCATGCCAGACTGACCCGCCTCCGACCTTGGCGAATAAGTCAGTTTATCGCGGTAATAATTAACAGCGTTAGCCGCCGCATCTGAACCGAAAGGGGCCGCAGCTAATCCAGCAAATCCCGCCAAAGGCTCGGCAACAATGCCCGAACCCATAGCCGCTACAGGCTCGGCAACCGTTAGAAAATAGTTTTTCATATCCTCAAGCGTAACGCCGCGCCTTGCTAACTCATCAGCCGCCTGCCCTTTATCCATTGCGCACAACCTCCATCAACTGCTCATTAGTCATAGCCCCCATATCATTCTGCTCACCTGTAATAATTTGAGCTTGATTAGATACAGCCTGCATCGTGTTTGGCCCTGCAATGCCCTCTGAGCCCGTTGCTTCGACCAGCTTGTTCATTGTGTCAGCCATTGTGTTCATGCGTTCAGTAAGCTGCCTGTTGACGTCTAGCTGCTGCCTGAATGCTTGCTCGTCACCCTTCATGTCAATGCTTTGCTGAGACTGGTCTAGCTTCGCCGCCGCAATTTGCCCATCCTGCTGTAGGTTTGCAGTCTGCACCTGTACTTTCTGCAATTCAGCCTGGCCAAGCATCAACTGAGATTGTGCCATCTGCTCCTGAATAGTCGGCTCTTTAGGTTGTTGCGCCGCCGCCTGCTTTGCTGCCTCCGCCTGAGCCAGCTCCTCATCTGTCCATTGCTCTTGTGGGATTATGCCCTGCGGTAGCATCTGCGCCCTGTAGCGCTCAGCGATTGCATCCAAGCCAGCACCGTCAGCATTCTTTAAGATAATGTCAGCCGCAAAGTCGAGGATTTCAGGCTTAACCGCTGCAAACTGCATAAGAGTATTATTCATTGTGTCTTGGCGATTCTTAAACGTTTTTTGTGCGTTACAAACTACGTCGTAAGTGCCAGATGCCATGTTGTTAAGCTCGACCACCTGTTGAGTTTCGTTATCAAATATGGATGTGTTAATAGTCTCCATATCCTCGGTGCCGTCCTCGCCAACAATTCTAATCTGTCGCTCTGCGTCATAGGTGTACGGAATGGCATTGACCAGAATCTGACCAACACGACCAACAAAAGCTTCTCTATCCTGTACATACTTCAGGTTGGAGCTGTCACCTTTATCAATTTGTAACCCAATAGCCGCCCCTGATTGTAGCCCCGCATTATTGCCCATGTTGGCGTTAAATTGACCGGCCGATACATTAATGTCGTTAGAAGTAGACTGCTTAATAACCTCTAGGGCTGGGTTTACGTTTGGTGGTGGTAGCTTATAGGGCGCTGGCTGCCCATCAACGTGCGTATATGTGATTATCGGCTTGGGGTTGCTGTTGATACGGCTGTAGTCATTGCCCACCGCTTGCTGCTTAGTCATCACAATAGTTTCAGTGGGCGCTAAGGCTGTTTCAGCCACTTGTTTGCTGAAGCTGTAGTTGTATAGGCGTTGCTGGTCTAGCAGCTTATCAATAGCGCCCCAGTAGACAGGCTTGTTCTGTGTTATCTGGAAGTTGGCAGCGCATTGTATTACTGGCAAATCACGAAAGACGGTATCTTGAACAGGCGTTAGCCAGTCTTTGCCGTCCATCATTCGAGTCTTTACCTCGCAAATTTGCTTAGTTTTGCGATTAACCTCCATTACGCCAGTTTCGCGCAGCTCTTCAACCACCTTCTTAAAGTCATCATCGTCCTCATAAACTTCGCCGTCTGACATTTTCACCAGCTCGACAGTCTTGTACTCTTTGTAAATAAACTCAGCGACCATAATCACATCAGGCTTATCGAACCAAATATCTTCCCAAAAGTCCTGAGTTAATCCCTGCTTTGAACCCTCTGGATATTGAGCCTCATAGTCATCAGGCGACATTGCTTCAAACACCCAGCAGTACATGGCATCAGAGGCATCTGGTAGCTCATAAGGGCCAAACCAAACACGATTCTCAAAGTCTGATAACGGCTTAATCATCAAATCTTGATCGAATGAATCGGGGCTAGCGTACTCCTGAACAACTCGGCAACCTGACAAGCCTGTAGCAATAGATCGGCGTGACACACCGTTGAACACAGCAACCGCATTACTTATGTTCTGTATGTTGCGGATTAGCCCGTCATAGATAACGGCTGTATCTTTGGACGCCTGACCATCAGCAGGCTTAACCCTAACGGCAAACTCTTGTTCTTCAATCTGCGAGGCTATTGAGTCAACAATGGGATTACACTTATCAAGCGTGTATTTAGGCATCTTGATGTCGGGCAAGTAACCAGCCTCCCACTGGCCATCTCTAGCCGTTAGGAATGCGTTAGTTTCCCGCACCTGATCTCTCATATCACTGTCAGCATCTTGCGCCTTAGAAAGCATCTGCAAAGCTTTGTCGTGATCTTTAAAATTTACCATAATTCGTCAAACTCTAATGATGGGGCATCAATTACCGTTAAAGGGTTTGCAAAACACATAACTATGGCATCCGCTAAGTTTGGCGACTTAACGCCCCGCTTTGCCATGTCAGGCTTAGATTCTAGCTGTATTTTACTGTTGTTCGTGCGCTTCCTTAACACCCTGGATAGCTCACTTTTAATCTGCTTTAGCTCTGGAATAGATGAGTCCAGACTAATCAATTCATCAGGGTCGCAGTATTTGCCGCCCACAACCGCGTCATAAGTCTTTCTGAATCTGTCAGCTAATAACCAGTAATACTGCGCTCGCTTGTTTCTGAATGTATCTTTATTGCTGCGATTGCTCTCATACTTAACCATTGGGTTGTCAACAGATGCTCCGCCATGATAAGCCGTCACAACCATATTGCTCATTGCTCGCTTGTCCAGCCCCACCTTTACAGCAGCACCCAATCCATCAGCATCGAATACAATATGGTCAGCTCGCCAATCATCAGCGCTATCAAACGCCCTGGGTATCGCGCTGGTAATATCACCGCTCGTCCAGCTCTCAGCCTTTTCAATCAATGAGCCGTGTCGAAAGGCAATAGCCTTGGCATCACTACCGGCATCAGCAGGGTCGAACCCCAGACTCTTAACGCCCATAACGTCCCAGCCCAGTTTCTTATGGGCATCTATCGCCGCATCAATCCACTTAGGCTGGATAATAACATCATCTAAATCGCGTCTTGGTTGCCCGTCCCATATATGGCACCACAAGTCGTAATTATCGTCCTTCATCTTTTCAGAGGCTTTTAATAGGCTCTCTGGTGCCCAAGGATTATCTTCTAGCCCAACCTTGCAGACGTATAGGTCGTCATCTTCATAAAAGCCGGTGCGATTAATCTCATCTATGTGTGGAAGAATGTATTTAGAATATACCGCCCCATCTTCACGCGCTGGGTTCAAGCTATACCATAGCTCTGAGCCAGACTTACGGATAGTAGGCTCTAACACCTCGATTGATTCAGCCGTGATAGTCTCAGCCTCTTCCACCCAAGCAATATCGAAATCATACTTTGATTTAATACTGCTTAGGTTTCGCGCCAACTGCCCATACTTAAAGCCCGAACCGTTGGGGCCATCAATCCTATTAGCTAACTGTTCAAAGCCTGTAAAACCGTCAGACGCAATAATACCCTTAATGGCAGCGTGTACAGAGTCATCAATAGAGTTCATAAACTCCCGCAAGCATAAGAACCTCTTATGCTCACTTTTTGCCAGTATCAAGCCCGCCCTGATGATGCTCTCAGTCTTGGCACCGCCACGGCCACCGAAATAAACCTTAACGCGCTTAGGTTTAAATAGTGGCTGGAATTTATCAGGTAGCTTTATTTTCAACTGTTACAAACTCCACCGTTAACACTTGATCTATACCAATATCACCACCGCCCTCGCCTGTTAGCTCCATAGCTTTAAGGTCTGGCAGATACTTAGCGACAAGCTTTAAGCGCGTGTCTGTTGCGTACTTTAAGCCCTGAAGCTCTTGGGCGTCCATTGTTACCGCCTGCTCCTCCATTTTCTTAGCGTTATCAATTACTTTCTCAACAAGCTTCTGATTAGATAGAAAGTCTCTTAGCGCCTCCTGCCTGATTGTTTTATTCTTAGCCGCTACTGTTGCCGCCATAACCTTACTCCTTCTCTAGCACTCGTTTAAGGCCCGTGTGGCCGTTATGTTATATTATAACAATTAGTCAATACTTGAGACTGTAAGCACCGCATCAGTTGTACCGCTAACGCTTGCGATCTGTATTGCTGGGCCTGAACCAATGTTATTAAACGTACCGCAATCAAAGCGCAAAGCGAATGACTCGGTAAATGCCGCAGGGTTCTCGCTTGGTAAGTTCTGAGTAGAAAACACACCCTTCTCAAAATAACCAACGCTGACAGTTGAGCCGCCAAATTCACCTGAACAGCGCACATTGATCTTGCCTGTTTTTTCTGCCTGTCCGTTAAGTATTAAATACTCGCCATCTTCGGTGATACCATCGCTATTCTCACCGATTGTAGTAACTACCCTGCTAATGTTTACAGTCATAACCCTAACCCTTGTTTAATCATAATTAAATTTTAACACTGTGATAACTATAGAGCCAACCTAAGGCTCTATAGGTTGTGAAATAGTGGCAAAATAGGCAACCATCAAGCCGCTCTGCGCCTCGGTCGTTTCTATTGCGCCCATGTAACTGTTCTCGCCAATCTCTGTGCTGATGTACTCGTATAACTCCTGCCCTGTCCAGTCGTCATACTGAAATAGGTTTATATTGTCGTAGACTAGAGTTAAATCACCAACCATTTCGCGAAGAGTATCGGTAAAAAATGCGTGGCCACTTGTACCCACTTTTAAATGATACGGGTTACGGTCAAACAACGGCCCGAAAACAGTCTTATTACAGTCTTTATTTATAAACGTTCTGTGTTGAACTTTCATGCCTATGTCACCAAAGAGGCTGGGGCGCGAAGATTTAAACCCACGTTTGCGTCAAATACATTGAACGTTGTGGTCCGCTCACTAGCTACCCAGACGCTTATTTTGTCACCAACAAGTAATTCCGGCAGAAAACCTCCGCCTGCTATGTTGTTTCTGTTCGTACCTGAGTTAAAAACTTTTGAGCCTATGGTGCGGTCTCCAAATACATAATTACCGCTTCGCTCAACTGCAAAAATAAATCCAACACTATTGCCGTTAATGTCTGTTGATAGATCGAGATAAGCGTGGGTTGTGTAGTAATCGCCAGCTATTGCCACCGTAATCTCTGAGTTTGCCACTGACAAACCGCCCTTCTCTGAGATCTTTTGCAGCCCCGTAACCTTCACAAACCCATTATAATCACCACCTGTGGTGGGTTGTGGGTTGTCTGGTGGGTATAGGTCTTCGCTGCCTGTACCCGTTATTGATATAGGTATCGCCCCGTTAACTTTTGCAGTGTTTCCCATTTGGCAGTGAGTATTGAGTATGTCCATTAAATCTGACTTTGCAATCACCTCGTCCTTCATAGGCGTGCGGTCAATCACGGCCTGCCTTGCCGCAGCATCGTAATCAGGGTCTATACCATTAGCTACACTTTGCTTGTCAGAAATGGCGGTGACGCCTAGTGTTTGTGCTTCCGTTCTATCTGTCATGTTGTTACCTATTCGTATGAGTCTGTGTATGAATCAGAATATGAATCTACTGGGGGCGCAGCACCCGCCGCGTAATCATAGGTTGGCTCAACCTTAATATTGGTTATCGTGGCTTGTGCGCCGTTTGCAAATGAGCGCTTAAAATTTATAGCGCCCTGTGATTCAAGATCGAAACTGAATGCACCACTCTGCGTTATTGACACTACGACACCGGCGAAAGCGGGAATAACGCTAATATCAACTTGACCAGTTGCCAAATTAGCAAAACCGGATAGAGTGACAGGCACAGCCGGTGCAGCTATACCGACCGCAGCCAATGCAGTTCCTGTTTCGTTAATACTTATCGAGTTAATACCCGTAGTTGTAGCGTTACCTGCGATAGCTTTAACACCATCAGGCCACAAGTCCTCTCCTAAGAATCCACTATTGTCTTGTCTCTCAGTTACTAACAACCTGTCGCTGCCGTCAATAGAACCGTTCTCGAATATTAGTGCTGAAGTTGGTATTTCTTTGAAGGATATATTACTAACTGTGCCTATGAAGGCGGTGTAACTCTGTAACCTCACAGCGTCAGTAATTGAACCCCCTGTGTTACTTAGGCTTACGATTTGAGAATAAACACCATCAGCCGTCTGGGCTATGCCTACGCCATACCCATCGTCACAGTAAACTAGACCTCTCAATCCACCAGATACATAGCCTGAGATTTCAAAAGTGATTTCAACTTCGTCACCTTGAGTAAGTCCCGCTGGTATGCTTTGGGTTAAAGCTGAGTTACTAGACCCATCGCAGGTAAAGCTACCGCCGCCATTATCAGTCCAACCCCCATCAATGGCAGGCGTACCGTCCCACAGCTCACTGCCCAACGCTTCGCCATTCGGCAAATCATAAGGCAAATTGGTATCTAGCCCGTATATGTTATCAACTGTGTCAGTTGTAACTCTTGCTGAAACTAGAATGCCGCTGTAGCTGTTGGTTCCGCTATTGCTGCCGCCAAATTGAACGTCATCAAGCAGCCCAGTCCAAAGCTGTGCAACTTGTGCAACCTGAACGCCGTTCACAAAGAAAGTGACACTTGTACCGTCTGCTGTAAGTTTTGCGTGATTTATCTTTGTTGGGTCTATTGCTGTATTTCCAATATTAGTGCTACCGCCATTCCCGCAAGTAACATTATTGTTTGATAATCCTAGATAAAACCTGTCCGAACTCCTACCCACCAAATACTCAAACCCTGACGCCCCGCCATAAAACAAGCACTCTAATGTGGCAGCGGTAGTCTGCCCATAATCAGGCTCGATTCTGCGCCAGTATTTACTTTGACCGTCTAGCTGGGTGAAATAGCGTTCATTAAGCGGTGGTGGGACGTTGCCGCCACTCGACCCATTAATGACGCCACTTATAATGCCTGACAATACATTTCTAACTAAATTTCTAAGCATCGGGCTACAACCTGTTAATTACATGCCGCACTATAGCATTTATTGCTTCAAACACTCTAACAACTCGGCAAATAGCAGTTTTTTGTCTGCTTTTATCTCGGTGATATGGTCTTTTAAAACCTTCACACCATCATCATTCATTTTCGTCATTATGTGATAGCCGCCAAAACTAGCAGCGACCACCAGCGTTACCGCTATACCCTGGCGCTGTACCTGTTCAAGAAAGCTGTCGAGATGATTAGCCATTTGGTTTATTTAGCCCAGTGACGGCCTTTTCAACACTGCGACCCACCACATATCCACCCAAGCCTATTTTAAGTAATGACCACATGTCAGGGGGGATTACTAGCTTTGGCGCTTTTTCAAAAAATAACGATAAATAGGGATAGAGAATGTAATTATTAGCAATGATGAATACGAATGTAAGCATCGTTATCGGTCGCCAGCTAGCCGCCAACCAACGATCACTGTTAGCCTCTGCCGTTACTATGCCTGCGCTTGTTTGCAGTTTTGTAAGCTCGCCGTTCTGCCTCATTTCAAGAAGCATAAGCTTTGCTTTGTTTGCAGCGTCTTTGTCTGGGAAAAACTTATCTAGCAGTGTGCTACCAAAGTTAAAAGCTGAATCTAAAGGGTTCAAACTCATTAGTATGTCCACATAACAGGGGGAGAATCTTCACGCCATCCAAGGTGAACAAAAGTCTTGGCCACTCCGATAGCATTAGCGCCATGCTTTAATCCAAGTCTGACTAATTCCATGCGCTCTACACCACCATAAACGCGAATATCAACCGCGACACAGTTTTGATGGTCGGCTGGCTTTGTTCGCTTTACCTCGTCAGGATGATTCGGGCATCGCCCACCTGATGTAATAACCAAGCCGCGCTTGGCGTCATCCCTAATAAGCTGAACCTTATCAAGCTTATCTTGGCTAACACTTCGACGGTCGCACTTCTCATGTCCGCAATTACATCGCAGCTTAATGTCGACTTCGGGGTTAAAGTTTTTAGTTGAAGTAGTCATAAAATAATCACCTGATAAGGCCATAGGCTGAAACTACAAAAATAAAACTAACTTCAAGCGCCATCTTGCTGTTGACACTTTTTAGCTTTTCTTGCAGTGTATTTTATTTGCTCAAACTCAAACTCAATTTTTCGCATTTGTAACGCGTTCATAGCCTGCCTATCCAGCTCAGATAGCTTATCGTTCTTGTGTTTTGTCAGCGTAGCCCTGATTATAATTAGCGACAACACGATGCCGACCAAAGTTGCCGATATACCTACATATACAGTAATTTTCTCAAAATAAGTAGACCAAGCCGCACTACCCGTCATCAATGCTGTCGTGTAGCCCGTAGCCGGTATCGTCATAATCTCTGTCACTGCTAATCTCTGCATAATCCTGTATTACATCCAAATGACTTTTACTTATCCAGCAATACGCGATTAACAGCTGGGACAAAATGAAAAGGGCCAAACCGATTAAGGCCAAGTAATCCCCCAACATTAAACCTACTCCCTAGCAAAACAAAGGCCGCCATTAAGTATAAAAATACTCCAGCCATAACATACAATTCAGAGTTCAGCCTATAAAACCAAACAAATAGCCCCAATAGATTATTAACTATCGAAACCAGCATAACAATAGCCAAAGGGAACAGGTGCCAATCTTTACCAAAGGCGACCGCAGCTAAACAAGTACAAATCACGCAAATCATATCAAATAGCGCTGCTCCCGCATAATAATACCCGTAATCCTCCCCGCTAATCCTGCCAAATACAATAAAGTGCAGCATCGAAAGCATGGCAAACAAAAGCCCAGACATCAGCATTGATACCGAGCTTGACAAGAATGCTGATGCAATTATTAATGCGAAAAGGTATAGAGTCATTTTAATATGTCGGCTTACGGCGCGCTTTCTTTATTGGTTTTGAAGCGACAGGCTTCTTTTTTACCACTTTAGTTACGGCTTTATTTTCTGGCGATTTTGTTTTTGGTGCTGCTCTCTTTTTAGGGTTTCCGCCTGCCATTGCATTTATCTCAGTTAGTTTATATTGTCGCTCAATAATAGCATAAACACGATTAAGCCCGCAAAGCCGCCCATTATAGACAACAAATCTAGGCTGTTTTTCTTATAAATGTGCTTAAAATTTGCACCTTGCTTGTAACTCATCTGCCTTAACCTTGTATTTTAATTTGATTCGCTCTAAATCTTTAATGATGTAATTTTTTGGCTTGTGCGGCCCTTCGATAAAACCGACATCATCCTGACCTATTTTATCAATAAGTCTGACGCGATAATTAACAATATTACCGCTAAGATGATTATTACATGGGGCGCATTGTTTATGACAGTTCAACTCATTGAAACGCAACTCTGGGTTAGCGCCAACCGTCTTATAGTGTCCTGCGTGATACTGGCCTGCATGATGCCGCCCGCAACTTATACAAACGTCCGGCTCATCCCTTAGCCTTATAAACCTATTAAACTCTCGCTGAGCCTCCTTTGCCCAGTCGCCTTTTGATTTTGCGGCTTTCTTCCTTGCTGCCGTATCTGCCCGCCATGCCGCCCCCGCTAATTTTTTACCTTTGGCCTGCTGCTTAGATTGCATTGAGTACGTCACCTGGCAATCAATACTTTCACAACAAGGGTTCATACTATCAACCTGCCGCTGTGATCGTTTAGCATCGCAAACTCTGCACTTAGTCGCCATTAAGCAGTGACCACAATGGCTAAGTTAGACCAACTTTGAGAAAGCGGGTATATTTTTGCGCTTGCACGGGCGTCTCTGTCCTCACGCCTTGCGGCCCTTAATTTAGCCTGGGTTTTCTTCTGCGCTGAATTTGAGCAGACGCGGCAAATATAACGCGAAGACATTTGTGGTGGATGCTTTGATTTATGGCAGTATTTGCACTCTGACGCCTCGCGGCCGTCTGTAGATTCCTCGGCATCAGCCTTAAACTTTAAGTTATTCATAATCATTCCCCTCTGTGGTTGTGGTTACTTGTTGGATAATCGTACAAATAACCTATTAATTTTAAGCCGCCAGAATCTTGAAGTGGCTTTACGATTGCTATAATTTGATGACCATCAACGATTACAACTTTGTTTTCTCCGAATTCTCTTTTAACACCTTCGCTAAACAGGGATTTACCTTCCTTGCAATCGTACTCATAAACATTAAATTTAATCTTTTCCATTCTTATCAATCCTCTCGTCTAAAAAGGCTATTCTGTGAGTCAATTTAATTGCTCATTCCCCTCTGTGGTTGTGGTTAATCCGAAGAGTTACAGCGGAACACCCCCTGCCTGCTCACCCATGCCTTTACCGAACACCCTGCAAGGAAAA